GTCAAATATTTTTTACAAAAAAAATCCTTACCTGCATTTTTTACAAGTAAGGCAGTGTATAAATTTATATGGCAATAATATCCGATAGTATTGGCAAAAAAATCAATTCTTTGTTAATACTTGAAAGAATAGGGAAAAGAAAAGTAAAATGTCAATGTGAATGTGGAAATATAAAAGAAATAGATTTTTATGACATTAAAAGAAATTTTACAAAATCTTGCGGATGTCAAGCTAATTCCTTAGAGAATAGAGAGAAATCAAGGATAAGAGTGAAAAAAATGAGGGATGAGGGTATTTTCAAAACAGGAGGAGACTATATTACAGATGCTATGACGCCATTTAGATATACATGGAAGTGTATAAATAATAAATTTTCGAAACGTAAGACTGTTGATATTTCTATAGAAGATTTATCAACTATTTGGCATAAACAAAATGGAATATGCCCATATTCCAAAATTAAGCTAATTTTGCCAACACATACAAATTTAAAAGAGTTTAAATCTTATATGTATGCTTCTTTAGACAGAATCGACTCTAACGAAGGTTATACAATTAACAACTGCCAGTTTATTTCCAGATCTTTAAATTATGCCAAGAATTCAATGAGTCATAATGAATTCGAAGATTTTTTGATTATTTTAAGGAATGGCGGAAAAAATTAATAGCTTTTTTACACAGAAAGCTAAAAAACTGTCAAAAGGTGGACCTAGTGGGTAATGCTCCCACGTCTTTAATTCCTCCTCACCGATTAGTTACATGTTTTTCTTTTTTTTTGATAAAAGACAATCTATTTTCTTTTAGTGTGAAACAACACCTATTTTGAAAAAATAGTAAACAAACTTATTTTTCTTAAATAAGCAAACTGGCTATTTTCTGTTTAAAGGAATAACTTCCCACCCTGCTAGACAGATGCCATTTCTGGATTGTACTTTGCAAGAACCTCGTCTGCTGAATTGAAGATAACTTCTGCTTCGGCAATCAAGGCGTCGAACTCATTGGTTTCGGCGTTTATTTTGTTTTTCCCGTTTTTTAAAGTGGCCAACGAGAATCCACTACATGCTAACCAGTAATTTGAAATTAAATCGAATCTATTTAGGCCCAAAAAATTCAAAAAATAGTTTAAAATTAGATATTAAATCCGAAATAGATGGGATTACCTTCTACAGGCAAGTACAAATCATCTATTTGCTCGCCCTTTGTCTCTTGCATTTTTGTCAAATCATAAAGAGTTTCAGAGACTGGATCGCTCTCTTCCTTCAATCTCAGAGATTTTGCATCGTAATAATCATCAGAAGATGAAAGGAACAACTCAATTTGATATCCGATGTCTGAGACCTGATCTAGCCTACTCGGTAAGAATTTTTTTACAAGTGGCAAGTAACGAGTTTCAATTTCTTCAATAACTTTCATTTTATTTAATCTTTTTTACAAATAATAAGTCTAATGTCTGCTTCTTCAAACAATTCTGACAGCATAGAGAATACAATTTTCCAACTACCGCCATTAAATTTACAATTAAGTCCGTAAGGAATCGCTATGCGATAATTAGGTTTCAAATAAATTTTGAGCTCTTCTAGGCAAGAATACAAAGCTTCATAATTAATCCTTCGACCAAAAGAGATAGATCTCTCAAATGATAAATTAAAAATTTGTCCATTTTTTGTGTCTAAATAATTTGTATACCCCAATCCAGCTCCTCTATTAGTTCCGTCTTTGAAATAATCAAGAACTTCAGGGAACTCACTAACAATTCTTTTAGCATAACTGGAATTACATTCCCATTCCGAATTTACTAAGTTGACTATCCCATCTAAACTTTTCTCTTTAAAAAGTTCTATAATATCTGTTTTTTCTAAAATCTCGATCATTTTGAGTTAAGGTTTACATTAAAGTTTGATTTTACTTGATAGATTCTAGATTGCCTTCCTGCCCCTTTGTTAAGCTGTTTTGAGATTTGGTTAGCGAACCCAGTTTTCTCCATTACCTTTACGAGCAGATAGAACTCTTGGAGAGTTAAATCTATACTTTCTAAAGATAATTGTTTATGGAGTTCTTTAATTGTTCCAGTATGCATTTGTTGCCCTCTATTTTGATTTTAGAAAAATTATTAAAGCTATAGTAATATCGCTTTACCCTTAGCATATTAAAAATTGTTATATAAAAGATTTTTTTAAAGAAATTGTCTTACAAAATTAACTACTCGAAAAACAAACATTTTGCAAGTATATTTTATATTATCTATCTCTATTCAAAACATTTTGTCTATTCAAAATAAAATAGTAAAATATTCTCTATTCAAGGATAGTTTCATTTTAATACTCGGAATGAACCCCGTAACCAACCCACTTAATAGGATCATAGGTATAAGTGAAATCATCAGCTAGAGGGGTATGGAATCCATGGAACTCTGATCTAGAAGAAATATGATTTAAAAATTCCCTGAATTCTGGTTCAATTTTTTTAGGGACCGACAAACCGCTAGTGCCATTCAAAGCCCTATCTAAAGCAATAGTGGCTCCAATCTTTTTAGTAGGGTTATCCCCATTCATGACTACAGAGAAACCTACATTAACAATTCCTTTGCTTTCATCTTTGACAGCAACAATTGTCCCAATTATTTTTTTATTTCGACGGATATGTTGGATTTTCATTATTTTATTTTTAAGAAACCATTTGTTTAATAATTTCAATTAGAGAATTTCGATCTACGATCTTTTCAGGAACTTCTGAAGGAGAACATGGCTGAGAAGAATGATCAGTGTATACAAAAAATTTAGAATGGTCTTTTTTATTTTCAAAAGTTACCTTCTCAACAGAGAAAATATTATGCTTATTTTTATATGTTCGCATTTCTACTGTCTCTAATAACTCTAATGTTGATAAAGATTCGTTGATAGGTAATTGCTGCATTGCATTATATAATATAAAAATTTATGTTGTCAATATTTTTTATCAGAATTGTATAGATTTTCTTATACGGCTCATTTGAGATAAAACGACCTCTTCAGGCACATTATGAACATTTATTGTATTGAACACTCTTTCCGAAAGAATTACATGAGACCTATAACCATATTTAACAGCATTACTCAAATAATAATGGTAATCTAATTTAGAACTATTAACATTAGAGCATATGACCAAAGGAGCACTATTAGAAATTGCATGTAAAAATTTCTCTCTACATAATTTATGAGCCTCAACAATTTCTATTTCACAAGCATTATCTTTACTGGGCTTTCCAAAAAATTCGTCAGCTTCACAAATAATACAATTAGAACTTAAAGAGGCTAAACTTTCAGCAAGGAAACTTTTCCCAGATCCCGCAGCCCCTCTAATTAAAATAAAAATTTTATCCTGTTTTTTCTCCATTTAAATAAAAAATAACCCTTCCATCTGCATACTCCTTAGCTGGGCCATCTTCTCTGTGCAATTTATTTTTTACATACCACATTTTATCTCCATTAGCGAATTCAGCAGCGGGACCATCTTCTCTATGTATAGAGCCCTCAATATACCAGAATTTGCCGCCATTAGCGTATTCTATAGCTGGGCCATCATCCCTATGCAAAAAATACATAAATTTATCACAATAGTAAAATGTATTCCCTTCACTATCTATTTTTATATAACGCTCCCTCATTTTAGAACTTTTTATACTCACTATCCTCCACCTGTTTCATCTCTAGAATTTTCAATACTTGAATAGGCAATGTTGCTTTCCTCATTAAGCTATGAGCGCAGGTTGCCCTATAAGCTTTCCAAACAATTTTCCCTGAGCACTCTTGGGTCTTCACATGCCAATTTTTCATCTCTCTAGGTTTTTGAGGATTTTTCCTGACAGCTTTTGGTTTGTTTAGATTTTCCATTTTATTTTTTATAATTAATTTTAATGCTTTGTCAAAAGAATGAGAAGGTGCTGCATCATCATTTCCGCACTATAATCTCCTTTTGTAATGATCGAAGCGATTTCTTCGGCACTATATGGTTTGCGGATATGTCCAGCTACAGATTGCGCCACTTCGTGTAATAAATCAAAATTTTTTAGATTTTCCATTTTAATGTTTTCGCAATTTTAATTTTTAAGGGCTCTATAATGCAGGCTGAAAACTCGTCGTTAAAGAAGCCTGTGTCAACAACAAAATTTATACTTTCTTTTTCTGATATATTTGTAAAATCATGATCTTCATCATATTTTTGTTTAGCAAGTTTTGCGTATTCTTCAATTGTTCTCATATAATTCCCATTCGCCTTTACTATTAGTAAAATAAACTTTTTTAAATTTTAATTGGCGAATTACATTAGAGCAACAATTACAAGGCTTACTCTGATTCAATTTGCCATTTCTGTCTATTCTTAGAACGGCAATAGAATATTTTTTGCAATCATTTTGTCCGAATCGAATACATGCAGATAATTCCGCATGTAGTCTAGAGAAATCTTCATATCCATATTTTTTAATTTTAGGGTGAGTTTTCTTACTATTGAGTCCTATTGATAATATTCTATTCTTTTTGAAAATAAAAGCTATGTGATAGCATCTATTCTTCCGAGATAGCTTCTTCCATGCTATTGCTTGGAATTTCTCTAAGAACTTCAGTTTTGTTGCCACTGGCATCATTGTCAGATTCTCTTTTTTTGGAAAAAATTAAATCCCAGTTTTCATTATACTTTTTATAATCTGAAATACGATTTTTGTCGCCTTTTCCGTTTTGCATATATACTAATTTACTTTTTTGAAAATTTCGTAGTCGCTTTTGTGCTCAACATATTTGTTCCATATAGGTTTATGGATTTCCCTATTTCTGACTGCATACTCTCCTTTATATAGAGAATACGAACATTTGCCAACACTATCAAGATAAACATGAAGAAGTTTTGCCTTCTCCTTGCTTTCTTTGTTATTCTGTTTTTTTTCAATTAGATTTGAAATAAATTTAGAAAAGATATTTTTCATTAGGACTTTAATATATAAAGAGAAAAAAGGTTGTCAAATTTTTTATTTTTATAAATTAATATTTTTACTCCTAATAAAATTTAAATCAAAAGTTGTATAATTTATAGGGTAAATATCAAAAGGCAAAGAACTAGGACAAGTATACCTCCATCCTTCTCCCCATTTTTTATTCAAATACTCAAAGTTAATTAAATTAATTTCCTCCAATCTTTTATAAAATTCTAAACTAGATTTTTTAGTTTGGCTACCATGTATAGAATATTCCGTATTTAATCCGGGTCCATGGAAATAAGGTTTGCTTAAGCCACATATTTTTTTAATATCACTATTATGCAATCTCATTATATAATCAGCATCTTCACAGTAAGCTGGAGTAAGATTTTCATCAAATAACCCGTACTGCTGAATTACAAAATCCTTAATCAGAAAAAGATCCCATGCTCCTTGACCAAAATCCCCTCCATAAGGATGAATCATTCCTATCTCAGGATCATCAGCAGATAGTGATATTTCTTCAAGCAATCCGTTCGTAAACGCTACATCATCATTGACTATAATCCAATAAGGAGAATTTATATAAGATTTTATAATCAAATTCCAAACAGCAGATACTCCTAAATTAGCAGGTAAATGACAAATAAACAATTTTTCAATAAATTTATTTTCTACCAATTTCAAATTCTCAAGTTCTTCTGTTATTTCTCCATTACCGTTATTATTGAATATAATAAAATTTTCTAATGGGTAATCTATACTTTCATATAGGCGTTTTACCCAGAAAGGATTCTTCATTACAGCCGTTCCTATAACAGGTATTTTATTCATGAATTAAAGAAATACATGTGAAATAATCGACTCGATGGTATATCCCATCCAAAATATTCAGAAGCAGCATGTATTAATGATCCATCGAATATTACTAAACGATTAAATATATTCCCTACTGTATCAACCATTTCATAAGGAGTTTTATCAACAAATGTTTTTTGATTAAAAACTTTAAAGCCTTCTCCTTGATCCCAATTTATTTGAGACGAATGATGTATTTTAGTTTCCTTGTGTCTAAAAAAACTTGTGCCACATTCTATCGGAGCATCAGGCGTAAGATATACCATAGCGGCCCATCTTTGATCATCGCAATGATAAACTAAAGGTGTTCCAGCTTTGCAAGTCTGGAATCTCCCATTCATAGGTTGATCATCCCAGTCTGTAATTTTTTCGCCAATAATCTCTTCTATCCTCTCTTTGACGCCATCGAAAAAAAATTGTTTTCTCGTTCTCATACCTAAATACCCTTCATCATCAAAATAATATTGATTTAAAGCAAAATCTCTTACAGCTAAAGGATCTTCATAAAAATTATCTACTACGAATAAACGCTTATCTTTACCATTAGATAATTTTATTTTATCTGTTTCTATTATTCCCCAATCAGAATCGGGGGTTTTATCTATATATTTCATATTTATTTTAATATTTTATTTTTAAAAAACTATCCATATAGTCAGAGAATTTATTAATTCCGAAATCAGAATAATGCCCTAAATTGCTAGACATTACTTCATCTTGACTATAACTAGATAATACATTTGAAGGGTTAATAAAAACAATATTATATTTTTCACAAATAGTAGACAATAAATTTATTAAATTATGTCTTGAACTAATATATTCGTTATTTTTTTTCGAATCATAATGAGAAATAATAATAATTTTTTTAGGATGTAAATTTTTTTTTATTTCCAGAATATCACTTTCAATTTCTTCGTCGCTTTGTTGTTCTATTTTATAATTATCTAAAATTTCATTAGGAGTATTCCTATTATACTCTAAAAATCTTTTGTCAACACATAAATGATGTAAATAAAAATTATTATGAATATATTTTTTACGAGAACATATCTCTATAATGAATAATTCTGTATCTAAAAAAAGTTTATTATAATACTCATTATAATCTATAAATTTATCGTTATATATCCCAGATCTAAAACATACTTTATTATATGGACTTGGTATAATTAATTCGTTTTTTAAAAACCTAATAAATTGTATAATTTCCTTTGTTGAGTGAGGATAATTAATAAGATTATTTAAATTATTATGATTAGATATTTTATTTAATCTACAAGTACCAAATAAAGTAATTGACATATACTTTACTTTTTTTTGAAAGTTAGCTTTTGTTCATATTCAGATAATGAAAAACTATTCTCTTGTTCCAATACAAGATTAAAATTATTTTGCTCCATAAAATTCAAAATTTCTTGTTTAGAAGCCGAGTTTTTATATAGAGGTTTAATTTGTACCTCTGTTTCTACGATATCTACTTTATCAATCATTTCTCCAAGAGATTTAAGAACATTAAAATCACTTCCTTGAGTATCCACTTTAAGAAAATCTATATATTCAATACAATTCTCTTTCATAAATGTATCAATTCTTTTTGTTTGAACTGGAATTACTGATATTAACTCGTCATAACCAGAATCTTCTTGTTCGCATTTTTTTGCGAACTCCCCTTCTTTATCAATTTCTAAAAAAGAAGAGTAACCATAATGATCATGCCAATTAAATTGTTTAAAGCTATCCTCGTCAGAAATCCCAATCTGGAAACATTTCACTCTAGGATCATTTTTATATTTTTCGGAAAGGATATTAAACGCATAAGGAGAAGGTTCGAATGCATAAATTTCATCAAATTCTTCGAAATTACAAATTGTCTCCCCTATACAGGCCCCTACATCAAAACCTATTTTTTTTCTTGCTTTACTTGAAGTAACAGATCGCTCTTCTATACAAATTTTATCTATAATTTCAGAATTAAATCCCATCATTTCTTCAACTATTGAGGATGGACATTCTATAATAAAATTTTCACGTTCATCAATTGAAATTGAAAGTAAAAACTGATTATCTTGATAAATTAATCCTGCACAAAATTCTATACCTTGACTAAAAAAGAAAAATTCTTCGGAAAATTTAATTAAATTCCAATCTTTATCCCAAAATAAAAATCGGTGCCCAGTTTTATAGGGCCAATCTATATATGTAGTATAATAATTCTCATGGACCACTGCCAGATATCCGCCCTTCCAAGAAATTACTTGAGAACTTCCTCTTAAATTTTCTTTTAAATTTTCTAATTTAGTGTTCTGTTCTTTTTTATAAACAACTGTCGTAGTATTTTTTTCAATATCATATTTTATGATTTCTGTTGGATTTGACCATCTTACAAAATGATATGGCATTTCAAGAATTGGCATCCAATTTTTTTCCCAATTATTATCACTTTCTTCTGGTGATAAAATAAGATATCTAGAAATCTCAGATATTACTCCATTTGCAATTTCAACTTCTGATAAATAAATCCTACGTCTTACCGATGTGGGGGAGTCATATCTATCATTTCCACAAAGATACATCTTATTGTGCCATTTAACTAATCTTACATCTTCTAATCCATGATATTCACGTAATGGCAATACATCAAACTTTGAAGTATCTACAATAAATTTTTCTTTAATTTGGAAATTAGAATTTAGAATTGAAAAGTGATTTGAATTAGTATTATTTGTTCGATCAAAACAGCGGAGATTCAGAAATACGCTATCATTACAATTCATAAAAATTGAAGCAGTTAGAAAAAGTAAATTTTCCTTATGTTCTAATTCTATTTTTGTAACAGAACCTCCAGCATTGATAACTTCGGATGTAAAATTTGAAGTATTTTTTTTCATTGTAATAAAAATATATTTCGAGATTTTTTTATACTATTATCTACATTTATTATTTTATTCACAATTTCCATATTCACAAGATCAGGATGAACCCACCAATCTTCGTATGGCCTATTATCATCTGGAGAAATATTGCTAATTACTCTTAAATACCCAAGGCCTTCAAGATAGTTTTTCGACTTTTCTTGAAAAGATTTAGTTTCATCTATATAATAATCATGCTCATAAGTAATAATAGCAAATTTATATTTATCAAATGGTATTTTATTTAGAATATCATAAGTAATATTAGGAGGATCACAATCAAGTTGCAAATAATCTATATTATTAGGCATACGACAATCTTCTAAAAGATAGGCATAGTCAACTTCTCTAGCGTCTAAACAAACAGACACATTTCCACGGTCTCTGAAATGTCTTTCCGATGACTCAGGATCTATATCCAATGTTATTCCATACCAATCAAACTTAGACTCTAATAAATAAGTATTATTACCATAAAAAGGTAGACCCCCTCCTATCTCTAAATAAGTGCCATTTCTTTTTCCATTTAATAGAGTAAGAATAAATATATCTTGGAATGCCTCTGAGTAATTTCTATCTATATGCTCGCAGTTATTAAAATTATATTTTAAATTCTTAAAATCTTTTCTATAATATAAATTTAAATTATTTTCAGACATTTCTATTTCTTGCGATTTAGATCTACAAAATGAATAAAAATTACTTTCGTCTTTCCATGCTTTTAAATTTTTTAAATTATAAATTACAGAATTTTTATGCAACTTATCTAATGGTTCATATATTGACAAATATTTAAAATAGTCTCGCGACTCTTCGCATAAACCTGTATGCCAACTAGATACAGCTTTTTCAAAAATTATACCGTAAAATCCCGGATAATCTAATTTAGTTCTTAATTTGCTAGGATTTCTAGAACTTACTTTTTCACCAATAGAAGCTATTAAATAAGAATCAGACCATCTAAAAGATCTCTCATAAAATCTACTTAAATAAAAATAACCTTCTGGCCTTTTAGGCATTAAAGCTACACAATGTTTTAGCATTCCTTCCACAGAGTTATTTCTACATCCCTGAGAATCAAAACATATAGAAGCTTTTATCAATGCTTCATACATCAATATATCTTCAGTCGATCTTTCAGCTGCCCTTAAATAATAAGAAATAGCAGACGCTGTCTGTCCTATCTCGTGATAGTAAACACCTATATTAAAATTAGCTTCTGGACAATCAGGAGACTCTATATAATTATATAATAAAGATTTTAATTTATCTTTTTGCATTATCTTTTCAGAATTATTTATTCTATCCATTTTAAATTAAACTTTAACTATAAATAAAATCTCTTATAAAAGATTTGGGAGATTTTAAAATATAAGCAGCGTTGTCTTGAAAACCAAAAGTTATCAAATAAGAATCTTTATGTTCAGCTAATCCTATACAGAATTCCACATCAGCATTCATAAAATTAAATTCAGGAGTAACTTTTATAATATTGAAATTTTTATCCCATACAACAAATCTATGATAATAGATAGCGTCTTTTCTACCTACTTCACTTGAAAATAAATCTACCTCATGAGTTATAGCGAAATAACCATCTTCAAAAGGTAATACTTGAGACCCCCCTCTCAGATCTCTAGGTAGAGGAATATCTTTACTAACATTAACAGTTTTTGATAATGCCTTTGAAATATCTATATTAACCAATTCAGTAGGATTAGACCACTTAATATAATGGAAAGGCATGTCTAAAATTGGCATCCAATTTTTTTCGCAATATGAATCTAAATTAGTAGACAATTCTATCCTAGTTCTATTTACTTCTTTAACTTCATTATTATAGACTTCTATTTCAGATAACTCCATTCTTCCTTGACCATTTGTAGTCGTATCTCTCCGAACTCCCGAAATAAACAATTTTTTATCCCAATTTATTATACGAGCATCCTCTAAGCCTACAAAATCCCACAATGGATCATAAGTATCAAATTTACTAGTATCTATTTTAAAAATTTTTTCAATATCTAAATTATCTGATAATTCGCAATACCAATTCCATGTTCTTAAATGCACATCATTCTCAGGATGTATATAAGTTAATGGACCATAAGGATGTTGAAATAATTTTCTTTCAGAATGATAGAATGTATAATTAACATGACGAACTATAACTATAATTTTGCCATCTTTAACCATGACAGAAGGATTCATAAGTCCTGTACCATTAGTAAGTTCAGAAGGAATTATAAGAGGGGCTATCTCTCCCCCTTTATTTATGCTACATCTTACGAAATTTTTTTCCATATTTATAATTTAAATATTTTATTCTGCGCTATCTAATAGTTGAGTTTCCAATCCTAAGAATTTGAGATCCTTGAGCTTGTAAGCTTCCCATTTAAAAGGAACTTGTCGAGAAACAACTATACCTTCCATTGGGAGTCGAGCAGAGCATAAAGGATCTACTTTATCTAGATACTCGGCTTCTAATCTCTTTAAAAAAGTTTTACTCCATTCAGGAGAATCAGAAGGGATATCAAATAAATCCTTAGCTTTCCCATAATAATAAGTTTCTGGAGTTTTTAACTGTTTCTTCTTGCAGTAAGCTTGAATTTGCTCATGAGAAAAAGAAATAACTTCCCCATCTTGATTAGTATAATCAATTCTGAATACTAGGAAATCTCTTTGCCCTTTAAGAATTCCATAATCATATGGGGTTTGGATCATTGACTGCCCATTTACCCAGCCAATTACCTCTCCATAAACAGAGATACCCTTATCCAACTTTGGATAAACTTCATCAGCAACAGACTTCCAAATATCCTCTTTGTAAAAGCCTTTTGAAATTCCAATTGCAATATCTTTATTTTTGATTACATTTCTAGAAGCATAAAGCATCCCGTATTCTTCTTCTGATACTTTGAATCCCAGAAGCTTAACAAGCTTTTCTAAGAGAGAAAGACGGCGCTTGATTAAAACATTAGCTACTACACCATTACTTCCATGATATTTATTTGTAATAGAAATATAATCCTCAGGATTAATCTTATAGATTTCTTTTCTCAAATTTTCCGTATCAGAATGGAGTCTGAATTGATTCTCTACTAATCTTTCAAATTTTTTGACTTTTGTTTTCGGAGATGGAAAACTACTCTCTTGAACAGGCGGCTCATATTTAGAAATAAATAATTCACCGCAAATGGTATCAAAAGAAATATTCTCTTCAGCATCTTTTAAAAACACACCGTACTCACTAGAAACAAATTCGCAAAATTTTTCAAAAGGAATAATATATCCATTAGAATACTCACCTCTTAATTTTATCATTTTGACTCTGCCTTTAGCATCAAAAAATCCTTTGATAATTTTATCTTGATTTAAAAGAGGATCTCTAAAAGAATTACTCCAAGACAAAAACTTTGAAGAGATTTGACTTTCAACAGGACAATACACGCAAATATCACCGACTTTAGAAGTTAAGCCAGTAACAACTACTGAATTCTGTACCTCTGCCAATTGCAATTTATCAGCATTTGGGTGAGGGTAAACAGAATCCAATTTTAAAATTTGAGCTAAATAATTTGAATTATAATCTTTAGAAGTAGAGAGAGCCATAATTAAATATACAAAAATTTTTTAATCTGTCAACTAAATTTTAACCATTTTTATATCGTATTTCTTTGCTATCTCAGAAACTTGAAAATAGTCAATATATACATCTTTAAAAATTACTTTTTTAATACCGAACATTGCAATGTCCATAATACAATGCTGACATGGAGACAGCGTAATGGCTATTATTTTTGCTTCTCCGGGCTTGCAATAACGAAGAGCTGATCTCTCTGCATGAGACACAAACGGCCTTCTAGAGTCTCTGTCTGACCAATCTATATCATACCCCGGAGGGCTACCATTGTAGCCTAATGCAGCAACACTATTATCATGTCTTAATACACAAGCCCCGACCTTCATATAAGGATCTTCAGATCTTATAGAAGCTGTTTCCGCTAATTTTAAAGCGTATTCTTCCCAAGAAATTCTATTCATGATTCTAATCCATCAAAATCTTCTTCATCATCATCTTCCCCTTCATCTAATTCCATCTCTCCATCATCCCCCTGCAAGAAAGAAATAGTATCCTCAAAAGAAACTTCTTGCATTTTTTTAGAAATGTTTAACAAATCTTGACTTTTATCAGAATAATGAGCTGAAGCTAATGATAAGATTAGATTGCAACAAAAAAGAACCTGTTTTTCATCCATTGATTCCAAAGCGCAATGATTAAGAATATTATGCCAATTAACGAAGGCTACTGTAGATATTTTTTCAGCACTATCAGGGAAAACATTCTCTATTATAGACAACATAGTCTCTACATTATTTTTTTCAGTTTCCATATATTAATTAGTTATTCCTTTTATAAGTTTCTTTTTAGCTCTGAATTTCATAGACCTTGAACCTGAACCTTTCATCAAGCAATCAAAATGATTAGGACTAAGGTCTTTTAAAGAATTAGAAATATCAATACTCTCTAAATCGGAAAAAGATTTATCTTTCTGAGTAGATGTATACTTATAAGATACTTTCTTTCTTTTTATAAAGTTTTGAATTCTATTATTTATACAAACAGAACAGAATGTTAAAAATTTAGTTTTGTTTTCAGGGTCAAAAGCATATATAGCGGAGATGATTGCATCATGCGATTCCGATAATAAGTCCTCTGTATAGCCGAAATTCTTATATTTATTGCAAACAATAGTTTGAGCTAACTTATAAGACTTCTCTAGGATTTCTTTCCCTATTGAATAATCTCCAGTTAAACAAAAATTTTTAACTTTTTCTTCTAGAATCATATTATAGAGAATTCGGAGTTAAATATAGGAATACAACCACAAAATGTTTTTTGATGAAAACGAGATCTTGCCATAGAGAAACGATTTAAAGCCTCTATCAAAACCTCTTTAGATCCCCTAATCACTTTAGGAAGAATTAATTTAGGATTCTCGGAGAAAAGTCTTTCTAACCCTTTTAATTGCAACTCATTACAAACTTTTAAAAGGTTCTCCATAAATGGGGCAAATCTAAAATCCTGAACCGTAATATTTTCTTGAACTATTTCGAATCCATCTCTAGTCATTTTTAGTTTAGAAATTTCAGATTGCAAATCTGAATGAATACTAATAACTTCCCAATCAATTAATGTAAATTGATCAGCAATTAAATTACCAGAAGACAATACAGATAAATAAACATTAAGAGCGTCATCTTGAGGAGCTAAATCTCCGAGATTTACAACTCCATGAGGTATTCCATCAAGAGGCTTGTAAGATAAAACAGCGATATTTTCATTGGAGCTTTTCAAAAAAGCTCTCAAATTCTCTTCTTTTTGATGAGGATAAAAAGTTGTTAAAAACATTTTTTACGTACTTTAGTTTTTAGAAGAGTTTGCTTTTAATACAGTTATAAAGCTCATTGCAGCAGCAGGATCAATCCTTTCTACTGTTACCCATTTAGGATTCCATTCGAAGCCTTCTTTAATAGCATATTCTTTTAAATCATTTATATCTAAAGAATATTTTTCTAAATGCTGGGCAAGCAAAGATTGTATCTTCACAGTTTGAGCTTCCGCTTTTAAATCATCCTGCTTCATTTCATCTTGACCCAAAGATATAATACCCAAAGAGTGCCTTACAGCTCGAATAAAAGCTCTGTTTTCAGCAATAGTATCGAGAAATTTAGAGAACTTCTCATCTGTATTAGAAGGTGAAGCATTGGCTGTAGCAGAGAAAGAGAATCCGTCTGGATTTTCAACATTCGGAATCCAATCAATAATAACTGTAGTTGTTACCCCTTCGCTAGGAGAAGTTACTGAGATAGGGTGAACTCGCTTTACTCCTCTTATAGAGGCCAGCTCTCTAAATCCTGCCAGCTTAATCACAAGATCTTCTTCAGGAGACTCATCTATCAATCTGTCTACATCTTCCTGATTAAAATCTTCTAATGATACGCCCCTAGCTGCAAAATTGTACTTGTTAAGCACAACATGCTCTCTTGGAATAAGCTTTCTCCAATCTATAAGACCATTAGATTTTATAGGATATTTAACCCTATTTAGAAGACCCATTTCATTACGAATAGGTATAAAGTCTTCATTCTTTGGGTCTATAAACTCGATAGGATTATTAACTCCTGTAACAGCAGCAGCTACAGGAACTTTTCGAGGAGCTGGTTTAGCAGGCTCTTCTTTCGAGTCTTTAATATCAGAATTTTTATTAGATTTTAACATATACTTTACTGAAGTCTGCTGTAAATTTTTATAACATTCTGAATGTCTTCGAAAGAGGTATCTGGGCTATCATTAAATTCTGCAACAAACAAATTTTTTCCAGTATACATTTCTATAGCTTTAGAAAGCTTTGAAATTATTTTAGAACGAGATTGAGACTCTGGTTCAGTAAAATATGTAACCGCTCCATATAAAGAAAAACAAATTGGCTCTTTAACATCCTCCTTCCACTTCCTTACGAAGGAGAAATTAGAGCCATCTTTATTTAAAGCTCTACCATTTTGCATCCATCTATTTTTATTAGTAAATATTTTATTGAGATTCATTTTTAAATATTAAGGTATAATCTTTATTTTCTAGGAAATCTTTATCATTTATAAAACTTTCATCAAGTTTTACGACAGAAGAAGTAAGCTCTAAATCGTTTTTATAATGATAAATAGAAGCATATGTTTTATTGTTGCCTATATAAACTCGATTACATTTAAAGAATGTATCTCTAGTTTCTAATATGTCAAGAGGTTTTTCTTTTATTTTTTTGTAAACAGTGCATATGCCTAAACATTTAAATCTTGCCTCATTTAAAGCTTCTTCATCTTCACAAATAATACCTATATTGATTAATTTAGATATACATTCTTTAATAAAATTAATATCTATATCTTTATCGCAAAAATAAATAATACTTTTTATATTAGCTACATTAAGATTACTTAAATCGAAAGATGTCTTTGTGGTTATATCAACTTTAGAGACTTTTGTAGCATAAGGTAAATATTGTATATTGTTGCAAATATCTAACCTGTAATTAAAAACATTATCAATCAATTCTCTAGGAAAACTTTTATCAGGAATGAAATTTAAAAATCTCGGACCATATTTATCCCCTATGTACAATGTCTTATAATTTACAGTGCTATCTATATCTAATTTTTGCAAAATAGCTTTAGCTACAATTTCAGGTTTTATATGATTGATATTTTTAGGCCACTCATCTTGTTTATAATTCCATTTCGCAGTTTTTAATTCAGATCCTATATATAAAACTTTATCGAAATCAGGTTTTATCATCTTACTTGGAAAATTACTCCCCAATAAAATCAAATCTTTTTTATAAACCCTACATAATTTAGCTGTTAAAATATTAGACGTAATACAAAGTTTACTATTTTTTATCAAATAAGCTAACTGCCTTATAGTCAGTTGACTTCTGAGGTCTATAGAATTAGGAACTAAAGGATCACTTAAATCTCCCACTTGAACTACTTCAATATTCAATAGACTTAACTCTTTTGAAATAATAGAAAGAACCTCTGGAGAATAATCGTAAATTTGGGATTTCTTCTCAGAGCCAGTTTGATAAATAATATATTTTTTAGGAACTGGAAAAAAATTTTCTGGAAAATTCTCTTCTTTCTTTAATTCATCTAAACCACAATGTTGAAATATTTTCTTTAACATATTAAAAATTATTTTTTATAAAATCTGTGCAAGTCCTTGCTATTTTTGGATGAAATGCCATATCGAAGAAACCTTTATGATCCTCTATACCTTCCATCGCAAAAATATCATCTAAAGCCGGACTATAAGGAATAGTTTTCTTTATAAAATCTAAATGCTCAAACATTAATGGAAATAAAGTCGAAACATAATAATCCCATTCTGATTTTGGATATTTAAATTCTAATTCTTCTAAAACAGCGATAGAATCTACACAGTCCCCAAGATTGCCGTCTTCGACATACAGAATTCTTTTTTTACCATTTTTAGTATCTATAAGGTCTTCTATAGAAACAGTTTTCTCATCTTTATCTTTAGAGAAAGAAAAATCATAATCTGTAAAAGGAAGATCATCTAAAAACTTTTCTATTTTAGCGCAAATTTTATCACCATCAAAATTTTCTAAAGCCCATTTTCTTAAAGCTAATCCTTTTTCATATCTTTCTGTTTTTGTTAAAGAAGTAATCTTCTCCATAAACTCTACTATAGAAGAAGGCAAAACTTGAGCTTTATCAAATTGAGAACCGTGCTCTCTATATAAACTAAAATCAAGAGGAAAGACTTCAGGATTTACTGTAAAATTTGTTCCATAAGCATAATTAGTGGTAGCTGTTGGCAGTCCGCAAAACAAAGCTTCTAAAACTGGCATTTCAAATCCGCCGCTAGTAGCTGGATGTATATAAGCATCGCATATATTGTATAATCCACATAATTCTTTCTCTTCTACACCTACAGATACATTTGTAGTATTAACTCTTTTTTCCGATTTACAATTTTGACAATTCATTTCCTGACCAAAGAAAGGCTTAACAGTTACGTCCTTACAAGAAGAACATACATAAGTAGTTAATACATCATCTCTTTTAACTCCGAACCTTTCTAAGAATTCAGGAATACGCCAGCCTTCTGACCAATTTGTATGTAAAAATAATTTACAATCAATTTCTGGATGCTTTAATTTAAAAATAGAAAAAGCTTCTATAAGTGTGCCTACTAGTTTTCTGAGCTGATTTCTAAAAACAAATCCAAAAATAAAAGTTTTATCTGATATTCCAAACTTTCTTCTTACTTCTTTCTTTTGATTCTCTGAAAAAATTATGAAATCACTATGATCAATAAGAGCTGGCATATACTCTGACTCTATACCTTGTTCAGCAAGAGCGTCTTTAGCAAATTGAGCCTTTACCCAAAGATTTCCAAATTTATCTTTTTGCTCTTTAAAAACTTTTAATAAAGGCAAAGAATCAACAGGCGTCCAAAAAACATGAGGAAATTTATTGATCCAAGGTTTATCGAAGTATGGCATCCCCCATATATCTTCTAACATAATTAGAGCATCAGGCTTTTCTGTCTCTAATACTCTATTCATATTATACTCTCCATATTGAATAGCTTGCATTTTAGATGGGTCATTCCGAAACTGATCTATTTCCCTTGGATTGTCAGGCATAGCTCCATAGCATTTCCAAGGCATAGATTTACATACATCATGACTCCAGTTAAATGCTCCAGCGGCATATTCTACTAAATCATATTTCCCAGTCTTAAAAAGATATGACAACAAGAATTTCATATGCCTTCCAAAACCTGTATTTGCTAAACAAGAATTAGAGTGTAATACAATTTTTTTCTTTCTTTCCATTTGATTTGTTTTTTAAAATATATAATAAAAAAGGCCGCTCGCTTATAAAGCGAGAAGCCTTAGTTCAACTTTCAATTAAAGTTAAAATGGGATTTCATCTTCCTCTACACTTTCAGAGAATTTATCTTCTTCCCAATCAGAGGACGTAGATTTAACATTTGTCAAAGGATATGTAGCAGAGCTTGGATTAGAAAGACTTGATTTAATCTTTTCGTTAAGAACTTTAATCTGCGCGACAAAGAACTGGTCAATTTTATCGAAATCTCGAATAGTCTTACCCTTAAAAGTAATTTCTTCTGGAGATGGCAACTCAGAGGACTCAAACTTCCAAGTAACCTTGCTATCATTTTGAGTTACATAATACGAATCATATCCAGTCTTTGAAAGATAATATCGAATTGATATATTATCGAAACTTTCTAGATTAAAAAAAGAATTCAACAAACTTCTACTCGCAATATTCATGCGAAAAGGAATAAGATAACTCTCGTCGCCATCTTTGATGAAAGCTTTAACTCGGAAATATTTATCTCCCTTATATTCCTCTTCCACAGCTTCAATTTTAAATAGAGATCCAGATATGCTATTGATGGAATTGTCTTCAGAAGGAACCCACTTGTCTCCTTCTTTCGAAGAGATTTCGAAAAATGGCCTTACATTCTCTCCATTAATTTTTGAAACCGGCTTAAGGATTAAAAGCTTGCCACTTTTTTCATTTTTGTTTTGTAACATTCGATTGTTTTTTTATTTGGTTTTTGTTTTTTCGGAAAGAGGTTTTCACCTCAAAATTTTGTATACTATAATTACATTATAGATTCGAAAATGTTTCTTAAATTTCTATTTTTTTAGTTGCCATCATGCTCTGGCTGATCAGGTATAAAATCTTCGTCTTCGTCTTCTTGCTTTTCCCCGCCTTTTAGCAAATCAAGGAAAGTTTTGACAGCCATAGTTGCAAAATTAATTCTATCTTGCTCTGGTGCGAAAGAAACATACGAACTAAGGACTAACTGAAGAATAGATCCTACGAATTCATAATTGAAAGGATGATCATCTACAGAATCAAAACTAGCAATTTTATATTTCAGTTCTTCTCCATCTTTATTTTCTACGATATCTTTTAAAATTATTCGAAACAATACACTAGGATTACTTTCGCCTACTGTTTCATCTACAGACGCTTCTGACTGTAGTTCTTCAAAATCTGCATCTTTTATTTCTGAATTTTCGTTTTTATTAATTTTCATTTTATTCTATGTTTTTTAGTTCTGAGAGTTTTGTATAAGCTTTATGATTTTGGACTTCCATCTTATTTATCCAAAAAATATCATCGCCTTTTGTCCCCTTTATATACAATATATCTTCCTCTTTTGGCTCTTCATTATTTTCTAAATATTGAGCTAATTTGTCACCTAACAACATTGCATATTTAGTTCCTGTTTCATCAAAGATTTTCATCTTTAGATACCTATTACCATTCTTACTTTTGCCTGAAAGAGTATCTTTTACAATACAAATAAGTTCAAAATTGCCTTTAACAGGAACATACTGATCTATCTCATCTATATTACGAATGTCAATATTAAAATCTCCAAAAACCATTTTCATGGTAGTAGAATAAGAAAATCCTAAAAGCATTCTTTCGTAGAAGAATGATGCCAAGAGTTCATTACGACTATTGAGATTATATATTTTGAAATATCCTACAGAATTTTTACGAATAGTTTCTAAACGAGACTCTTTAGTAAACTTTTTACCATTCGAATCTATCCAATTCAAATAATCTTTAAGCATTATAATTAGATCAGAATTATATTTGCCTTCATTGTTTATACAAAATATCTTTTCTTTAGGAGTCAATAGGTTCCAGAGCTGAGCTTCCAAAACCTTCTTAGATCTATCCTTAACTGTATGACCTAAGGCCCCACTCTGGATCAGAGAAGAGAGAATACCTATCCCAAGTTTAGCGTCTTTAGCAGAATTATACAATTTAAAATCAGAATCTATATCAGAAGATATGAAACTCCTAAGCTTATCTATACTTTTATCTGATATACCTTTTATCTCTCCTAGTCCGAATCTAATATTCTTTCCTTCAATAGAAAAACCTAATCCGCTTTTAGCTATATTTGGGGGCATAAGTTCAATCCCAAAATGGGGCAACTCATGTTGGATAAGCTGAAACTGCTCTAAGAAATCACCTCTAGTAGAAGCTATCTTAAGACAAGCAAGAAAGAACTGTTGTGGATATTTATGCTTTAGATAAACTGTTGAGGCTGCGATACTTGCATAACTAAAAGAATGGGAATTAGATACAACTATATCATCAGCATAAAAATTATGATTTTCACTATCCACCTCTAAATCTATAGAATCTTGTAATCCTATATGTTTTATATATTTAATTTTATTTGCTGTCATTTTTTAATCTCTTTTATATAATTATCCCTTATTTCTTTTGCATCAGATTGAGAGTTAGCACATCCGATATATTTACCCCTAAAATAACACACCCATCTATTAACACGTTTGCTGATATCCAAACAGACACCGATATAGTTAGATGTTTTTTTGATCGTTTTCAAATTGGCTTGTTGACTTTTAATGAATTTTCTTTCATATCCTATTTTATCATTTTCATAATTTTTATATATAAACTCAAAAAATTTTATACATCCATTTACATTTCCAATATTGACTGTGCTTCCTTTACCCAATTTACTTCGGGTCTTATAGATAGAACACCTTATGCCTAATTCTTCACAAAGAATTTCAAAAAATTTCCAGTCTTGATCAATATTAGAAGATAATTGAATCTTAACAGATGGAGATTTTCCATTTTCATTCATTTTAAATACGAAACAACCGTCCCCATCGAAATACCCTCTCCACCAATAATGCTTTAGATGATCAGGGATTAAATTTAAAATCTTAAATGGAGAACTCTTAGATTTTATTTCATAATCATTTTCTACCAAGAAATTTGAGATATATTTATCGGATAAGTAAAACATAACGCAAGGTTTCCCACTAATAACTTGACCCTTATATACTCTTTGTAAAGCTTTTTTTTCATACGTTTTCCATTTAAAATCTCCCCATTTATCCAAAACTTTTTTTAAATAACTTGAATCAGACTTTGTGACTGTAACACTTATAAGATAAGACTTTTTAGAAGCTTTACTTACAGATCCATCTGCCCACAAAAATCCTAATGTATAAACAATTTCAGGAGTCCATAAATTTATATAATCATTTATATCGCATTTATAATCTTTATTACTTTTTATTTTATTTTTTAATACGAATGATTCTATTTGAGATGTTGTTTTATTTAATTTTTTACGACAATAACCAACCCCAAAAATTGGAAAATATTTTTTTATAAACTCCCCTTCCTCATCATTAATTTTGTATTTATATGGCATATATTATACATATACACTAAATATAGCTATTTAGATATAATCTTTATATCTTCTTTAATAATTTCCCTTAAACTTTTCATAGAAAAGTTTTCTGTTAAAAACTTATGATCTAGAGAACATTTAATTTTTTTTCCATCTTCAAGTTCTACCTCATACATTTCAACTTTATTATGATATATATTAAGGACTTCAACTAAATGATCTTTTTTCTTATCTATATCAAAAGCTACAATAAAATCTCCTTTTTTTATATTTTTGATTTTTTCTTTTTTTCCGTTTTTTAAATCTACAAGAGAATCCAAAGATAAACATTTATTGAAACTGTAGTTAGCACTTTGCTCCAAAATTTCCCATAATAGATCTGGAATCTGTTTATTCAATCCATTTTTCTCACAAGTTTCAAAGATAATATCTTTCCACTTAGCCATCTCTTTGATTTTCTTCTTACCAATGCACTTACGGATTACTTCTCCGTCAGCTTTCGTAAGACCAATTTTCTCACACATCTGCATGGTAGACTCTTGGTAAAGAGCCAAAGATGCAGTTGATTTCAAAAGCTCATCAAAGAATGGGTGGATAGACTCATTCTTACCTTCATTAACGAACTGGGCATACCTATCAACGAACTGCAAAGCTCCGGGTCTAGCTAGAGCAGTAACTGCTGCTAGATCATCCATATTTTTAGGCTTTACTTTATTGACTACTCCTAGATTACAGTCTCCACTAATTTGGAAAAGTCCATATGGATACTTGACATCTTGAAGATGACTAAAGACATTTTCATAATTAATATCAAAATCTTCAGGTTTTAGATTTAGATTGGAACAAACCTCATTGATAATGCCGACAGCTTTTAATCCCAGCAAGTCAAGCTTAATATTATCAAGCTGAGCGTAATTCATATCGTAGCTTGTAACCATTTCATCTTCTCCCATTTCACATGGGATAGAATCAACAAGTTTATTATAAGACACAATATAAGCACTAGCGTGAGAACCTTTAGAACAGTTCAATTCTGAAAGTTTTAATGCTATTTTATATGCTTTAGGATTTTCTTTTACGAACTCCGCAAAAGACGGAACTTCTTTTACAGCATTTTTTAAGGAATGCACCTTCCCAAATAGAGAAGGAATTTGTGAAGAAATTTCGAGACTTTGTTGTTCTGAATATCCCAAAACAATTTTACAAACCTCTTTAATATTCTTTCTACTTTGCAATGTACTGTAAGTAGAAACTTTACAAAAATAGCCATCATATTTTTTCTTTAGAATTTCAATTAGTATTTCCCGTTTAGAGTCCTCAATATCAAGATCAATATCTGCGGCATCGGAATAATATTTAATACCGTCTACTATATTAGGTGTTGTTCTCGAAGGAGACAAAAACCTTTCAAAATATAGACCATTTTTTACAGGGTCAATATTAGTTACACCAAGACAATACAGAACTAAACTAGATGCCGCACTGCCTCTACCCGGCCCTACAGCAATACTATTCTTTTTAGCAATATTGACGACATCCCATACCATCAATAAATAATCTACGAAATCTGTGGGGCTAATAACACCCATCTCATAAGACAATCTATCTCTATAAGATTTCTCTTCTTTCGGGTCAATATCATTCTTTAATCTTTTTTCGAATCCCTTTTCAACTAGAATATTAAAAAGCTCTAAACTTGTCAAGTCAGAACCATTTAAGCTAAAAGGAAGATCTAGCGTAGCATGATCCTCTTTGCTTAAACAAAACTTTGGGAGCCTAATCCCATGGATATTAAGATCTATTTTTTCGAATCTATCTAAAAAGGGTAACATATTTTAAGTCTCTTGAAAATTGTAAGCGAGTTTTTTGAAAATTTGAGCAGTTAGAAAACAGTCATAATCTCCTTGGTGAGTTTTAGAAGCATCTATTTCAATACCCCATTCATTGCAAAGATAAGCTACATTACTTTTCAAACCTTTCTTGATAAAATTTGCCCATCGAAGTTGCCAAGCATCGAAATTATCAAACTCTGGAGTTGATCCGCTTAAAAAAGCTTTTGCTAAAGCATTAGTATCTACCACTCTTGAAACCCAATCGAAATCTGTAGATTCCCCTATCTCTCGAAACCAATTTCTTATTTGATAAACATCAAATTTTAGTCCATTATGAAAACCTAGAAGGTTATCTCCAAAAAACCATGGAGATATTTCTTTGTAAACTTCTTTAGGACACTTAGCAATCTTTTCGTATTTCTTGTAATTAAATCCTGTAACCTCAGCTGCTCTAGGATTAACATTGAGATCTTCCCACCATAGATATCTAGACTGACTATCTACAATAACCCCATTATCCATGACTACCCAAGCGAATTCCCATGGACGAGACGTATTCAAGTTAAGACCCTCAGTCTCTGTATCAGCAAAATAAATTCGCTGGTTGATATCTAGTTTATTCATATTGTTTTTAGAAATTGTATATTATCTTCCAGCTTTTTGATCCATTCTTTTGCATCTTTTTTAGTTAATGATTGAGGTGTAAACATTTTATATTCGCCCTCTGGACCTTGTACAGTATATTCATTAACTCCCATAATTTCTTCTATGCTTTTTATTTCAGCAAAAATCTGAATACCTAAAAAACCTCTGCACTGAACAAAGTCTCCAATTTTATTATTCGCCATAATTAATATTTAAATTAAACGATCTTTAGCTTCGAGATAAGATTCCCAGCTAAACTCTCTAGAAGACATATCATCGAATCCCGGATTATCTAAGGTTCTGCCTGATCCAAACTTTTTTCTATTCAAGCATTTAAGAGCTAGAAAAGCATCGTAATCTTCTCGATTTTTGTAATAAATACTTTTTGTTTCAAGGACTTCTTTTTTATAAGCCTTAGCATATTCCAAGGCAGCATTGCGAAGAAGATTATCAAATACTATACCGTTGGATTCAATAAAAACTGTATGAGGAATATTTCTTGAGAATTCAGGTACACAGATATTCTCTTTCAAAAGATTATTGTGAATGAAAGAATCGTAAAAAGGAACTGCAATCTCTAAGTCATCACTCCAATACTTGTGTAAATCAGAATAAGAAAGCCTAGGCTCTTTATAAAAATTATCATAAGATGCTAGAGTAGATAACTTTATTAGAGTTTTATATCCTTTTAAGTTCTTAGGGAAAATAATATTTTTATGACACGATATCAAAGAATCATCTGTCTTCTCAGAAGAGTCCCTGATGAATGTCATTCTCAACCCGAATATAAGCTTAATATTAGAAGCCTCGCAAGCTTGCAAAGCCGCAATATACCCAGACATACTATCTTCTACTAAGACTATCTCTTTAAGCTTATTCTCTACAGCTATATCTATAATACTGTCAGGAAGATCCTTGTCTCTGCTTGAGTCATACGGGTCAACAGTTAGAATAGAACGCAATAGACTATAATGCGACTTAAACAATGGGATCAATTGAGTCATGAATTCTAAAAAGAATCTTAGTTAAATTTAGGACAACCGGAATGTTTCCTCTGCACAATTGAATAACCCATAGTAACATGCTTGTCAAGTTCCTTTTTAGAATATGCTGATTTAGAAGGACACCCCTCTTTCACAGCTTCGAAATAAAGGAAAGGAGCTTTATATTCACAAACCCAAACTGGTGATCCATCTTCCTTATAAGTAAAAGGTTCTTTGCCGCAGAGCCATTTACGTTTGAAATCTCCAGCCGCTGTATTGGCTAAAGCTTTTTCTAATCCAAAATCTTGCAAATAATTACTGATGTATTCTAAATAATCTTCAAATGCATCTATCTGCTTTGAAGTAAATTCCATTTTGATATAGGGGTTTTTCCTAAATTTAAGGAACAAGAACTCTACTGTTATTTTTTTGCCGGGATGCAATTTTGAAGCAACTAAAGCATAGATTAATGCTTGAACATTAAAATCCATATCTTCTGATCCTTTTGCAAATTTAGACTTAGAAGATTTGAAATCTAAAATTCTAATATGATCGTCATATACAAAGAGCCTATCTATGAAGCCATAGACCCAATACTTACCAGTATTTAAATCAAATTCATATTCTGTTTCGTATTTTTCACAACCTTTTCCATGGAAATCATTTTCCAATCCAGTTACTAAAAACCCATTTATTTTTTCATAGTTCTCCAAAGAATCCACATCTTCTTTCTTGAGCCATTTCTTAACGAGACGGCTTAAAGACGGAATGGACAATGGCTTCTCACAGGCAATAGACTGCTTAACTTTTTCCACCCTTCTAGGGTGAGCTAAACATTCGAGAACAACGTGAGTAATGCCTCCTAATTTTGAGCCTGTATTCCCTTTGGAGGGTAAGCCACAATTATACTTTAGATAAGCAAGATATGAACAGCTACTATATGATTTGATTTTGCTCGCGGAGAGCCTTGGTAATGACATTTTTTTATTATTCGATAAGATCCCACAGCACATCGTCAAAAAGCGACGACTTCACCAGCTTCTTTATATCAGAGTTTTTAGGTTTTTCACCTGAATATTTTACTTTTCCGCCTCTTTTTTTGTACTCTCTTATGACCCAGAGATTTTTTACATAAGAAGTTTTGCCTCCGAATTTTTTATCAGCAGCTTCTTGAACCGCAGCTAATTTATCTTTATCAAGATATTCTACTTTTGAAAAGGAGAACTCATCCCCAACAGAATCTTCTAAATCAAAAAGGTCTTCTTTCGCATTTACTAAATCAGGATCAAAAGAAATAATTTCTTCTTGGGAGGGCAAGTTATCAAAATCAAAATAATCTTCTCCTGACCCTACAATTTGACTGACAGGTTTGGCTGACCACATTTTACATGACCAATAATTGGCTTTATATTTAGGTCCGGGATTATCGCAGTTATGTCTAGCTCTATAATTGCTTCTGCGTTCAGGGTCATCTCTTTTAATTGACATATTCGGATCACCGAATTTTACAATTACAACATTACCTTTATCATTTTTTACATAAACGCCAAATTTTTTAGCACTGCCTTGAGGAAGTCTAAATGGTTTATTTAATGTTTTATTTTCGTTAGCCATAATATATTTTACACCAATTTTAGATTAATTCTTCAGACCATTTTAAATGAAATGGCCAATACTCAGAAAGAGTAGGTAGAATCAACGGCCAAATATAGGAGAGATCAGGAATATCTTCTGATGTCCAAGACAATAAAAATTCATTGCCTTCAAACTCAGAACAATTTTCTGAAGCAATCCAATAAGGCTCATTACAATCTTCGCCTGTGTCAAAATATTTACTTAAAAAAGCCCCAATGTTTTCGTATTCTTCCTCGTAATTTTCTGAACAATTTTCATTACTATCTTCATCATATATCCCGCAGAAATACTCTTCAATAGATACGATATCTTCATAAACGCTATCCATTGAAATTGTAGCGGAGAAGTCAGACCAACAACCTCCTCCTTCATAACCATAAGCAAAAATAGAAATTTTATTGTCAGGAAGATACTTAGCTCCAATAATTATATCTAAACAATTGCTTTCTCTATTTTCAGACTTAATGGCTAAAATTCCGTATTCTTTATTTTCCATATTATTATTTATTGTATTTGTTTTTTCCATTCAAGTATTTCTGCTTTCGTCATATCTCCGAAATCTTTTCTGGTAGGCAACTTTACTTTCAAAGTGTCGGGGTTAAAAAATTTAGATAGTTTTGATTTAATATTTAGAGCTGCCTCCATACCTCTATTGTAATCAGAATCTGCATCATTATTCGTTGATATAATTATATTTTCTAAATTACTTTTCATCAAAAAAAGAATTACATTCTTAGATACTGTCAATCCAAATATTACAATGAGATTTTTTATCCCATTCTCATATAGAGCTAAAGCATCACCAATACTTTCTACCAGAATGACAGTCTTAGTATTCTGTATTTCAGGAGAAGATAAATCAGAAGGGTATACGAAATTAGATTTTCTACCAAGAATCTTCCATTTAGGTCGCTGAGAATTGCTATACAAATCTCTCCCAGCTAGTCCAATTATTTTTTTACCTTCAAAAATTGGGAATACAAACCTATTATTTAGTTTCCCATAAGTTTTTACCCCCCCTTTGAAATCTTTTAAAGTTTCATTAGATATACCTCTTTTATTGTAGAAATTAAAAGACGGCAACAAATCACTTAAGAAATCAGAGCTGAAGAATTTCTCTTGAACTATTTTAGACTCTTGATCCTCAGCTTCGACCACATTATCAAAATACTCATTTCTCAAAAAGCTTTTGGCATCTTTCTCATTTATATTAAGAGTTATCATTGCCAATTTAATAAGAGGCCCAGATTGCCCAGTCACAAAATCTGTAAACCACCCACTCTTAGTATTAACACTTAAAGATGAACTTGCGCTATTTCTATAAATAGCTTTCATCCTTAAGTAATCTGGCCCAGATCTTTCTGGCGCATACCCCATTTTTTTAAGCAGTTCTACTATCATATAAAATCGTTTTTAGTATACTTTCTATTATTAGATACCTCAATTTGTCCTAATTTTTTATTGAATACATCTTCAGCGTTACCACACTCCATTACTTTAAAGTTGTCAACTTTAAAATTAATATAATTTTCGACGTATACTTCGCCATCTTGGGTGACTCGTTTTACATAGTTGTCAGCGCCCATAGCCTCTTCTCCTTGAACACGAGCTCTAACTTCGATTAGTTTATGGGTCCCGAACTCTTTACCTGCTTCTCCAATCTCTTCTGGAGTTTTCTTTTCAAGACGATACATGTTGGAACAATGCCACTCAATCTGAGATGACATAGCTGTGCCGCCACTTCTATTAGTTTGGACAGCGGTCAACCCAGCCGTCCTTGGCAAAGAAGATACAAGCTTCTTAAGTTTATCTGTCTTTTGACCTAAAAGTTCATACCCTTCAAAAGCACTAGTGATGTTCTCTTGAGTAGATTTCAAATAATCATAAATAAGAAGAACATTCTCTCCATTCTTGACATTTTGAACATACCATCTTTTAGCAATAGAAATAACCTCATCAATAGATTTATTTGCTACATACTTATGGTGAACTCTTCCCTTATATTTTTCCAAAGAATTTAAAGCTGCATAAACTTTATTCTTATCTATAGGGTTATTAAGAAATTTACCTGTTTTGATTTTATACTCATTAACACCGGAAATAGCAGAAAGATTTCTAGCAATAATACGATCAGTTTCCAGCTCTGTATCCAATACTAAAGCTAAACAATTATTTTCTTCTAAACCAGCAACTTCATAAGCTAAAAAGTTTACAAACGTACTCTTTCCAACTTTTGGACCAGCAGCAATAACAAACAAATCTCCGAAGCTAGGGCCTCCATACATTTTTGTAAAAATTGGGAATGGAGTTTTAAGGCATACTGGCCTTGGATTATTAGCCCAGTCTAGAACGGTCTCCTGCATCGAAGAAAACACATCAATAGGCTTTTCCTCATCAGCTACATTCTCTGTTCCAGCATTCTTAAGAGTAGTCTCTACGACATTTGCTAATTCAGGAAGAGACTTATCTATATTACTTCGAATCTCTATCTTGCCTTCATCAAGAGATTTATCAGCCTTTCTTGCAAAATCATATTTAATTACATTCGCAATAAAATTTGGGAGAGATTGTTCTCTTATCTGCATCTGAGATAAGCAATCAATATAATCAATTATGTTTAAGTCCTCGAAAGATTTTAACCCAATAGCTGTTAATTTCTCAACTACTAATAATTTATCAACAGTCGAACTCTGAGCATAAATAGATAAGATAGCAGAAAATATAGCTGCATGAACTTTGTTGTCAAAGTGTGTAGGTTTAAGAACAGATGCATAATCAGCAACATTATCTGGCCACTTAATAAAGCCAGCTAAACATGCACGCTCTTGTTCTTGAGGAGTTGAAATTCTATTGTTACTCATTTAAATAAGAAATCTTTTAATGATTTTGGTTTTTTTACACTGAGATCTAGGTCTAACTGAACTTCTTCTAGAACTTCGACAGGCTTCTCAATGCTCTCTTCTACATTTTTAATGCTAGGCAAATATGTTCTAATGTATTTCCGACCATCTTCACAAAGATAGTATAAAAGACTATAGGCTTTTTCACTAGGCACTACATTCTGTAGAGTTTTCAAATCGAAAATAGCCAGAAGTTTATTCGCTGTCAACATCTCTTTGGGCCAAAAGATATTAGGCCGATGGCCAAGAAAATGCAAAACGACAGACCTTGCATCTTTTGGATTAGAAACTTTTTTCGGTTTAGGTTTATGCTTTAAAACTATTCCGAATTTTCCATGCAAATATTCCCTTATCTCCACTAATCCTTTTGCGCCCATTCCTTCAAGAGATTTTAAATCTTCCAAAAACTTATCCGACAAGTCTTTTTCTGAAAGGAAACCATTTTGAATTAAAACATTTTTTGTTCTATTCGAGATAGGGAATTCTGATATGAGCATAGTACTTACCTTAGTATATGAGATCCAAAAACTTTTTCAACCCATTTTTCCTTTAAGGGCATATTTTTTTCATAGATTTCTATTACTTCAAATCCATTTTTTTCGAGAAGATATTCCTTAAGCACATCTCTATATACTTGCCTCTCAAAATCTTCGACAGAATTTTGGAAATAAGGCGTATACTCTACATGAAATAACCCGTTTACCTCGACCGCAATTTTTCTAGAAAAATTAACAATATCGACTCGTAAACGGGTTTGAGGTATAAGAACCTCTTCTCCTACAATATCTTCAATCCAATATTTTTTGAAGAATTGTTTTACATTAAATTGAAATAAACTTAAACTTTCACTATCCCATTTTATAGAATATTTTTTTTCAGAAAGTGGGCGAGTATTCCCCTTCGCTGTAATCCATCTCATTTAAAAAATACTATAAAGAAGTTCATTTTGATATTCTTTGTATTTCAGCAATCATTAACGAGCAAGCTTTAATAATATTAGCAATGTCAGAATCATCAGGAATAAATTCTCCAAATGGCCACATTTCTTTAGCAACTTTAAGAGTTTCTTCTTTCTTCGTATTCTGCCCATTAGCATAACCAGCCAAAACTAAAGCAGCCAAAGACAGTTCTCCATTTTGATACTTAGAATCATGTTCAGCATTATAGCCTTTATCTATTTGCTTTTGTCTTTCAGCCTTAATTGATTCAATGATTTCTTCAAGTTCTTTCATGTTAATGTCGTGTTAATGTCGTCTTAATACTGTTTTACACTGTGTTAATGCGATATTAGTGTCGTGTTAATGTCGTGTTAGGAAAGTAGTATATTATATTTTTTTTCGAAATAGTCAACAGATAAATTATTTATATCTTCATTAAAAAGTTCTACCAATTCTATAGAATTTTTTATACACCATTCTTTTTTTAATTCGTCAGCTTTAATTTTAGACAAAAACTTCTGCCGATCTTTATGAAGCCATTTATTAAAAGAATTATGATATTCATCTGGACTTACTTCTACAGCCAATTTCTTAGATAAGTTAAATAAATCAATCCTGAATTTACTTCCGGGGATAACAAACTCTTCTACAATTACATCATTTTTCCAAAACTCTCGGAGAAAAGATTTAACTTTAAATTGAGGAGAAGAAACTTTCTT